CAGCTGGAGATGTTGCGTTTTTAAGTCTCTGCTTGCGATCCTCTTTTCTTGCCTTAAAACTTAATTTTTGAAACCCTTTATTGTCTTCTGCGGTCTTACCCTGTTCTTCCAATTCTTTTTTGAGTGTAATTGCCTGGCCAGCAGTGGATGCTGTAGCTTCTTTCTCTCTTGCTTCTTTTCTTGAATCCTGATTTCGCATCTGATTCAATGTTTTGTTCATTGTTTTACGAGCTGCTTTTCCTTCCTTGGTGTCGGTCTTTTGAGCATCTCTTTGTGCCATAAGCACTTCAAACTCTTTTGCTCGATCTTCTGCTGCCTTTTTCGCACCAGCTCTATTTTGCTTTCTTAATTCAACAAGTGCAAGGGGAAGTTTAGCAATAATTTCATCATTTGTGGCCATGACTCAGGTTCCTTATTTCTTTTTCGTGATTGCTTGTGCGCCAAAGAATGCTGCAACAATAGCAGCAACGGACACAAAGTATACACTTGCCATACTACCAAGAATTTTACTTGCTTCAGTAAGTCCAACACCTACTGCTAGTACAACTGCGAATGGATATAGTAACATACCAAATAGTGCAAACCATGCCATCTTACGCTGTGCGTCACGCATTGCATCTGCATCTTCAAGTTCTCTACGTTTAAACTCTAGGAACATCTTTTCTTCATCAGCACTAACCTTACCATCCCCATTAGTGTCTGCTGGATGATGACTTGATGTTTTAATTTCTTCCTCAGCCATTTGATCAACTCCTATTATTTGTTCTTTCTTGCTTGCTTATCGTGCTCTGCTTTCTCTTCCTCTAAATGTTTTAATAATAATCCAATATAAATTTCCCGTTCCCACGGCATCATATTCTCTAATTCTGTTAAACTCCAATTATGATGTTGTATCATTCCAAAGTTTGTTTTGTAGTAATTTACTACGCTGTCGTGGGACAGCCCTATTCCAAAAAACTCTCTAGGCCCTCCAACAATACTTCACCCTTTACCTTTGTCTTTGGGTTAGTAACATCAATAATATGTCTCACCTTCGGCATTGTCTCAAAGAATTTTAGAACATTCTCCATCTGCGTACTATTCATAGAATCAACAAATTCAACAATCTCATCATGAGTCATATCAACTCTATTAATCAATTCTTCGCCCGATGTAATTGTCTCAACACACTCAACAACCAAAATCAATGTTTTTTCGAAATCACTTAGTTCACCTGGCATTCCTTGTAAATCTTTAAGCCTAGGATATCTGAAATGGATATTGATATCATCTGTTATTTTAATGTCCTGACTATGTTCCAAACTCATTTGAACTTGAATGTCATCAACATCAACTTCGACTTCGACTTTTGTTTCATTGTCATCTGGACATGTAACATTCAAGGTTATTTTAGAACCAACAGACTTTGATCTCAACTGTAAGAATACATACTCAATATCAAACATAGGACTTAGGTTTGCATCTATAGAACCAAATGTACATCCAGATACCAATTGGCCCACAGCAGAAGCAATCTGAGATTCTTCACCAGATTCTTGAGCGATCATCAAAATCTTTTGCTCTTTGACTAAGAATGGTCGGTATTTAATTTCCTCCTGTGTTGATGGTAGTTTTAGTGTGTATTCGGAAGTTTTTAGTTTGGGTAACGCCATAATATTTCATCCTTTATAATAGTTTGCTCAACACCTTCGGTATGTTCGCATTAATTGTTCGTTCTGCACCTGTGATTACTGTATCAAGAATCTTCTCCATAAGGTTGGGTGATTGATTATTAATATCAAGAGTCTCCCAATACTTATACTGCATGGTGATGGGTATCTTTACAATCTCACTAGCTGGACCCCCATCAAAGGATGATGGTCCAATCTCTTTTGGATAACACTCAAACAATTTAATTCCATAACGTCTAGTATTTTTTACATCAAGGACATAGATTTCAATTTCTTTAATGTAATCCTTATAGTACTTGGCATTCCACGTTCCCTTATCCCATGCCATCTCTTGCCAACTCTCAAAGAATACTCTTTCCTCTAGATCACTACTTGCCTGAAAGGTCATAGAGAGCGTACCACCAAATAGGATACCATCAACAATTTCTGGTGCAATACCATACATGTTAGAATCTGTTGTTGTATTGAGGTTCCGGCCGGGTAATTCAATGGATTCACATCGCATAGAAACTTTCCTAGCATCTCCGGCTGCTGGGGATGTGATAATAACATCATAACGACTTGGGAGTGCATATCCATTATCACTATGAAACTCTGACAGGAAATTGTTTAACACGCCAAATGCGGTTGATTCTACAAAACTTGCTAGTGTAGCCATTAGATCATTGCCCTCGAATCTTTCCATACCTCTGATGCAGATGACTTCTTAAACCTCTGTACAGGTAGGAGAGTTGCAATTGTAAATTCATCTGCATCAATCCTACGAAACTGTGATTTGGTCTGTCCTGCTAGGTATTTGTGTATGGTTGGTTTGATAAGTCTTACGCTTTTTAATTTCTGATAATCAACAATAAGCTTTGTCGTATAATCAAATTCAACATTGTTAGAATAATCTACCAAACGATCAAGCAGTTTAATTCTCAGGGGAATTGGTAGGTAATGGAGGTTGATACCCAGAAACCCGTCTGAATACATTTCTAGTGGTAACACCAACGGAAACGTGTCATAGTATGGTAGTTTTTTCTTGAACTTAGGATCATACATGAACATGTTCAATTTACCATAGAATGGTTTGTTGTTCCTCTTACCATCTCTCAAGAGATCAAGTGGGCCGGGTGTACCGAATTCTTTAATTTTTTCTCTATACCATGCAGTTGACTTTGGGCGACCTTTTGCCTCATCCTTAACTGCTTGCATGTATTTACTAATTGCCATGTATCTATTTATACGAAATCCCTAGATGATCTTCAGTTAAAATCTTGAATTCCATATCATTATCTGCACACCATTCTGTTGCATATCGCCACTTAGCATCGTTCACACCATAGGTTATAACCTCATTCATCCACCGTCTAGTACGCCTCTTGGGTTCCTTGGGTGGTTTGCACTGCACCTTTGGTTTAACTTCAATTACCATCTTCTTAATCTGGCCATCAGCTTGCTTGACTTTAATGTAGAAATCTGGAAAGTATCTGTGCATACGCCCATCCTTGGGTGATAAATAGGGTATAATGATCTCTTCACTACCCCATTCAATTATGGATGTACTGTTGTCACAGTATACCATAAACTTACGTTCCCAGAGAGAACGATAGATTATGTTCTGTGGATTACCCTTATACTTTTTGGGTTTGGTTGGTGTGTATCGGCCTTTATATGACATATGTTATAAATAGTTTCAATAGAGTGTATAAGGATATTTAGACATGGGATTAAGAGATGCTTTCGTAAACATCGCAAAGAATGCAGCTGCTGGTGCTGCATCAAGTTTTGTTAGTGGAGTTGCTAATGGTCTTACAGCAGGTCTTGGTGGTTCAACCAGTAGTTCTGCATCTAGTCCTTTACAATCTGGTTTCGGTAAAAAACCAGCAGTTCTTCTATACCCATCTGATGTTGGTATTAATCCCCGCCAAGCAAGTTATATACTTTTCACTCGACATTCTGTAACAGGTGCAAAGGTAAAGCCGGTGCGTTTGAAAGGCCCAAAGGTTCCGAAAAAAACTACATACGATGAAGATGGCGCCCCAATGCAAGTTGATGACAAAGCGGCCCAAGACATTTCTGATGACAAATATACAGCAGACAAGCAAGGAACAGTAGCAAATGTTGGTGGTGCTAACAAGAATGGCTCATCTACTTCACTGCTATTACAACGACAAAATATTAAAAAAACTGGAAGCACTATCGGGTTGTACATGCCCCCATCAGTTAATGTAAACTACGCTATGGATTATTCTGAGGGTGAAATTGGTATTATGGGGGAAGCGCTCTATGGATTGTTCAAGGATTATCAGGCCGGAACATTGAGTATGGATTCTGTTAACGCCGCAGCTGGAACAGCTGGA